ACGATTAAGCTTTGATAATCCAACAACCTTACCATCCTCTGATGGAATATATGCTACGTGAGCTACACCTGTAAATGCCATATGGTGATGAGAGCACAAGCTAACAACAGGAATTCCCGTCTGTGCTACAATACCATCATAACCATCACTAGGAAATGCTGTTACCTTAGGTGGTAAATTATAACACCCTGATGCAATATCATTAACAAATGCTTTTGCTACACGCATAGGTGTGTTATCGGAGTTTGGATCATTACGCCAATCAAAGCCTAATGCATCTAGATATTTTTCGTATGCTGCAGCTGCATTATTAATAATATTCTGCTTTTCTTCTTCTGTTTTAGGATGACTACTACTTGCAGTAGGCAGCTTTGTGGATGTACCACGATCTACGTGGGTGTCTTTGTTTTGATTTTCCATATATATTATTATAACATATAAAATAGAGACATCAAGACTAAATAATAAAGTATATGAAAAAATTATCTCAGAGAGAATTACTTGTTGAGGGCTTTGGTACTAATCTATTAAAACAGGTTGCGAGAGGTGTTGGGCAGGCGGCAACAGTTGCTGCAAAAGTTATATCACCAACGGCTGTTAAAGTAGCGGCTGCAGCAGCTGATAAAGTAGGTAGTGCTTTACAGACAACGTTTTCATCTCCGAGTTCTGCCTTAAAGGAATACTTTAAAAGACCTGAGGTTTCTTCAAAATATTCTGATTTTACTATAATAAAAACAGGTAAAGGTCAAAATAGAAAGATAGTTGAGATTGATTTTTCTGTTGTAGATGTTAAGACAGGTAAAAAGAGACAGGCAACAGCTACAGCACGTAGAACAGATAAAGGTGGTCTATCAAAAGAAGAATGGTCATTTGACAAGTTTAAGTTTGATAATGGTGAAGAAGTAATAGTTGGTGGTAATAATTCTAAAGAGTCTAAATCCAGTAGTAATGTACCTGAAGAGGTTAAGACCGTTGGTGATGATAGTGATACAAAGAGAGCATTCAATCTTACAAAGAGGTTGGCAGTTGGTAGTGGATCCAAACAAGCTGAAATAGGTGCAGTTGAACCACTTAATCGTGATGAAATGGAAGGTTTTGATAAGGAGTTCTTAGCTAAGTTTAAGCAGAAGGTAAAAGTACAAAAAGATGGTAGAGTCTCTATGGATGGATTTAGATTTTCAAAAAACCAAGTTGATGAATTATTTAAGGAATCCAAAAAAAGTCAAAAAAGTTTGCTGAAACACTTGCAATCGTGGTCTAGCTAGAATAAATGGACTATAGGGACGGGAGTAAGAAACCTAAACACTGTCCTCTATTGGTCTGTATATTATTGTATTCTTATAAAGTTGTACATTTACAGTTGATTTAGGTAATTTTGAGGTTATCATTAATACATGAGTAAATATCAATCTACAAAAGTAGTCGAACTAGGCTCATGTGCATTTAGACAATGGAGAGCAACACACAGTCATTGTCAATATCTACATGGGTATCAACTTAAAGCTAAATTATGGTTTGGTTGTAATGAACTAGATGAAAAGAACTGGTGTGTAGACTTTGGTGGTCTAAAAGAACTTAAACAACATCTAAAAGAATTGTTTGACCATACAACTACTGTAGCTCTAGACGATCCTGAACTTGAGACGTTTAAAGAGCTTGATAAAAGGGGACTAGTACAATTAAGAGTCTTTGCAAATGGGGTAGGTATTGAGCGTGTAGCTGAGGCTGTATATGAACAAGCAAATGACTTTATAAAGTTTCATACAGAAGATAGGTGTTGGGTTGAAAAGGTTGAGGTGTTTGAACACGAAGATAACTCAGCTACATATAGTAATAGTGTAGACAGCCTTCAAGTAATTGTAACTGATACACAAACAGAGACTGAGCCAACAATTGAAGAGTTATCAACAGCCACACAAGCGTTAGATCAAACTAACGTTAAGACCTCAAAGCCAAAGGTTGTTAAGGATGAAGATGTACCAAAGAAGAAGCCTTCAAGAGGTCTACCAGACCTACCAGGTGCTAGTACAAAGACAAAGGGTAACTGGTTTGAAGGAACTACCTGGGGTTAAGAGTCTAACATCTTACAAATATGACGTAATATTTTAGATCTAGATATTTCATCATTACCAAACTCGAATGCGTGGATATTATTATCCTCGCATTCTTGGTTATCAAACCTCTCTAAAACCTCATCAAAGCCAGACTTATTAATATCAGACTGATTACCATCACCACATATAATATACCTACTACCTCTTCCAAATCTTGTTAAGATGGTAGTCAACTCACCCTTTGTCATATTTTGAGCTTCGTCTACTATTACCATGGACTTGTTGAAAGTAAGACCACGTACAAAGTTAACAGGTATAGCTTCAATTAAACCTTTATGCATTAACATTTGAGAGGTTGATACGCTAGTAATTTCTCTGACCTTCTCTATAAGAGGTGCTGCATATGGTGAGAACTTATCATCCACTTCACCAGGTAGAGCTCCTAAAGACTTCTCTGCAGACTCAGCAACTGATCTAATATAAATAAGCTTATCAAATACTTCATCACGTATTTGCTCTAGAGCACTAAAAACTGCAATGTAAGTCTTCATAGTACCTGCAGGACCATCAACAAACACCATGTTTGTATCTTTATGTCTGCATTTATGGTAGAACTCTGTTTGTAATTTATTAAAGTAAAATGGTTTCCTTATGTTAAAATTTAATAACCAGTTGGTATTAAATGATTCTTCGAGATCAATATCATTAATCTCCCGACGCGTACGCGAAGTTTTTTTTGCCATTAACAGTATTTATGTTGATATTAGTAAATTGCATGTTATAATATTATAATATGATAGATTGTGATAAAGAATGTCTACTAATGGCAGGTGAGAATGGAGTACCTGAGTTATTTTATACTGTTGAAGGTGAAGGTGAATACATCGGTCAACCATCTGTCTTTCTTAGACTATTTGGCTGCAACTTAACATGCAAAGGTTTTATTTCAGAGGATGCACCTTTTGGTTGTGATTCATTTATATCGTGGTCTAAGAAGAATAAGGTTACATTTAACGAGATGTTTAAGTTGCTAGAGGACGGTAATCATATTGAACATCTCAGAAAAGGAGCTATCTTTAAGTATACTGGTGGCGAGCCTATGGTCAGGCAGAAGCAGTTGATGAAGTTTACTGATGCATTTATTGAGAAGTATAGCTTTCTACCTCGTATTGACTTTGAAACTAATGCTACTATTCAACCTGATCAAGAGTGGGTAGATAAATATCATGCTACATTTACTACATCACCTAAACTTACAACAAATGGCGATCCTGAAGAGAAGACATATAAGCCGGAGGTTCTTAAATGGCATAGAGATCACAACTCAGGCTTTAAGTTCGTAATTACACATGCAGAAGATATTGAAGAGATTTGGAGAAAGTATATTCAAGATGATGAGAGTATCAATATTTCACTTAATAGAGTATGGTTTATGCCATGTGCAGGTTCACGTGAAGAACATATTGAGAATGCTGAAGCAGTAGCTGAGTATGCTAAAGCTATGCATGTTAATTTCTCACCACGTCTACATCTACTACTTTGGGATATGGCACTTCGTGTTTGATTTCTATAAGAGTTAGCATAAATACAGTTACATATGAGAATTGCAATCAGTGGCACATCAAATACAGGTAAGACTACACTTATCAATAGCTTCTTACAGAAGTGGACAACATATGATACCCCGGAGACAACATATAGGGATGTTATTGTTGAAGAGAATTTAGAACATTCATCAAAATCATCAACTAAAACTCAAGATAAAATCGTTGAGTTTATGTTAGGGCAGGTTAAAGATAAGTCCAAGACCGTAGAAGATAAGATCATTTACGATAGATGCCCTCTGGATGCGCTAGCTTATTCTATGTGGTGTAATGGTAAGGGTTATGAGGGTTTTGATACTGATTATATTCAAAGTCAAATTAACGAGGTAAAGGAATCAATGAGATATTTAGATCTTATTTTTTTGTGTAAGTTTGATGAGAGTATTCCTGTTGTTGATGACGGTATGAGAGATACAGATATTGATCACATTAAGGAAGTAGACAATATTTTTGAAGCTCTATATCAGCAATACTTTAACAATGTACATGCTGATGTATTCTTCCCAAAAGACGACTCACCGGGTATCATTAAGCTACCATCTGACCATCAAAAGAGAATTAACCTCATTAGTGAGTATGTAACTGAAGATGGTGGAATGTATGGTGAAGAGCACTCTATTCTCAACCCAGAAAATATTGGTGAGCTAGAGCAATTAGTTAAACAACAACAGTTAGCTAAACAAGCAGAAGAAGCTGATAAAGAACTCTTTAAGAAGTTCGATATGAATAATAGTAAGTATGATTTAGGTAGGGGTTAGTACTACCAGCCTATTGCTTGCCAGTATAGCCTACCATAAACTGGGTTCAGTGTATCTTGCGGCTTTAAGTTAGACATTAAAGTAATACTCGATTTAAGCTCTGTACCGATAGAGTTTCCTGGATAACCTCCCCATATAAGTGAGTTATCATCATAGTAACCATCAACAAAGTCTTGACCCCAACTTACTAGTACGTTAAGACATTTATTTGGAAACGGTATAGGTAGTGATATACTGGTTAGTCTTGAATTAGGAACATAAGTACCCCACTGTATAATTCTACCTGACGGTAGAACTTCATAGCCATTATCTTGCAGCAGTGCGTTAGTAGGAGCGACTCCTGTACCCCAATTCGCGCTATTTGCCTTAACAGTACTGTATGATGACTCTAACTCTGCGTGATCATAACCACTACCTGCGTTATTAATTATCTGATCTACATCAGCTGATAAGATCTGAATATCAGTTGTATGCTTATTAAAGGCTGTTTCAAATGTTGTCTGTGTAAGGTCAAATATAATATTATCAAAGCTAACAATACTTGTACCGTCGAGTGTCTCAACGATAAACAAATCAACAGGCTCTACATTAAAAACTTCAGGGAGCTCTTTGATATTGTAAACTAACTTATTTCTATCTACGCACGGCATAACATTATTTATGTTGCAATTGCATATTTACAGCTATAATTATAGTATATATGGGTGAGAAAATCGGTATAGCTATATCAACATGCGATAGACCAGAGTATCTTACCAAGTGTATTGTGTCTCTGCAAGGTGTTGATGCTATTATATGTGTATGTGATGATGGTCATAAGAAGGTTGATGGTATAGTTCCGGACAACATACATATATTAAGAACTAAAAAACCTAGAAGTGGGGTTGCAGTTAATAAAAATATGGGATTTAAATATCTGCTAGATGAAGATTGTGATTATATCTTTATGCTGGAGGATGACTGTGTTGTTTTAGATCAGAGTATCTTTTCAAAATACATTGAAGCTAGTAAAGTCACCGGTATTCAGCATTTTAACTTCGGTCCCGGTTCTCCATGGAATAGAAAGCAGGTAGACAAGTCGCTTAAGGGTGATCTTTCAAAGAGGATGGATGCAAAGCAGGATGGTGACCCTATACCACGTCTTGTTATTGATTATGATCCTGCCGGTGATGTTGGTATATGTCTTTACGAGCATGTTGTAGGTATGCTTTCGTTCTTTTCACGAGAGGGTCTTGATGAAGTAGGGCTTTATGATGAGGATTTTTACAACGCCTGGGAGCACGTCGAACATACATATAGGTTTATTGAAAGTAATTTAACAACACCATTTTGGTGGTTTGCCGACATAAAAAATAGTGAGTTATATATTGAGGGTCAGAAGGATGAAAAGGCAAACTCAAGTCTAGCTAAAAATGAAGACGAATTTAATAGACTTGTACATGCAGGTTTAGCTGTGTTTCATAATAAACATAACACTGTACCAAGTAATATACAAACTGTATCAAAGGATGTGGTGATTAATAAGCTTAGAGAAATAAAAAATGCAAGAACTACCGTATAATATATCGCTTATATTGGCGTATAAAGAAGACACTGCTGAACGTGGAAAGAACCTTGAATTGTTTAAGGACTACTACACAAGATTGCTGCCCTATGGGGAAATAATTATTGAAGAAACTGATAGTGAAGTCTTTAACAAGTGTGAGTTATATAATAAAGCCTTCTCAAAAGCTCAATATAATACTGTATGCTTTATTGATAGTGATATATTTGTATCTGATAAAGCAATTGAAACGGCGTATAAACACGCTCAGGGTGATAACAATGTTGTTATAGGTTATAGTGGTGACGCAGTTTATATATCATACAAGTTTAAAGATACGGTGAAGAGAGGATTTACATATACAGACTTAATAGGGGTTGTACCGCCGCATAATACGTTACAAATTGGTCAGCGGACTGATATGTACTGGGTAGGTCATACAAGCTCACCGGGTGGGTGTTTAATGATGACAAAAAAGTGCTTTAGAGATATAAATGGGTTTAATCCAAACTTTAAAAACTGGGGATACGAAGATGATGAGATTTTATGTAGAGCACATCTGCTCAAAAAGAATGTAGTTAGATTAAACCGTTCTCAAGATAACATTTTGTTACACTTACCACATATAATGGGTAATGAGGATAGATCACAACACGAATATTATGAGGCAAATCGTGATATTTGTATATCGGTTAAGAATAAAACATATGACGAGCTTAAGGATTATATAGCAACGTGGGAGATAAAGAGAGGTGATGATAAGCAGGATGTTCTTCTAATGGATACAAACTTCACCGGTGATAGATGTACATGTAGAGGTCAGGTACCGTCATTCTTTAACTGGAATAGAAGTGGTGTGGATAGTAAGAGTATATTTTTTACCGATAATGTAGTACCTAAGATTAGTCAATATAGTGGTCATCAGCTAAAGGTCGCTTGGCTGTTAGAACCGCGCGCTATATTTCCGCACGTATATGAGTTTATAGAAAATAACCACGATAAGTTTGATTATATTATAACATATGATGATAAGCTTTTAGATATAGATGAGAATAAATTCTTACCATATGTGTGGGGTAATTGCTGGGTTGAGGGATATGTAAATCTGAACAATATACAAAACAAAACGAAGCTTGTCTCAACTATAGCATCGTCAAAAGGATGGACAGTAGGTCATAAGATGAGACACGATGCAATACGAGAGTTATCTCTAGTTACAAATGAGTATGTAGATGTTTATGGTCCAGATTATATACCACACCCTAAACCATTTGATAATGCACCGTGGGCAAATAAAGTAACTACGCTTGAGGACTATATGTTTTCAATCACTATTGAGAACTCCCAGCAAGATGTATACTTTACAGAGAAGGTTATTGATTGTTTCGCAACAAAAACTATACCTATATATTGGGGTACAAAAAAAATATCACAGCACTTTGATGCAGATGGTATAATATTTTTTGAAACTATTAATGAATTGGGTGATATATTGACTGAGCTAACTGAAGAAAAATATATGTCTATGCTAGCCGCAGTTGAGAGCAACTATAGAAAGTATAAGGATTATATTATTCCGGAAGATTTTATATACAACAACTACCAGTTACTTTTTAAATGAACACGTTATTTTGGTCAAAAAGTACAAACTTCGGGGATGCACTATCACCGGTAATGTTTGAGTTCTTATCAAAGCAGAAGCCAGTATACGCATCTAGTAACAGCTCTCCAAAGTTTGTTGCTATTGGATCTATACTTAATCACGCTGTTACTGGTGACACAGTATGGGGATCAGGTGTTGCTTGGTTGGCAGATAAAATTAATACAGGTATAACTATTACAGCAACACGTGGTCCTATAACGAGGAGTTTATGTGAAGAGGCTGGTAATATATGTTCTGATGTTTATGGTGACCCGGCTATGCTGTTACCTCAAATTTATAACCCTAGTAAAGAAAAGAGATATAAACTTGGTATAATTCCACATGTTATAGATTACGATCTTATTCAGATACCTGATAGCTATAATTCGGATGTAATTAAGATAGATCTAAATAGCTCTATTGAAGGTATAGTAGAACAAATAACATCTTGTGAGAATATTATATCAAGTTCTCTACACGGTATAATAGCTGCAGATGCGTATAATATACCAAATGGTTGGTGTAAAATATCAAACCGCATTATAGGTGACGATACTAAGTTTTACGATCACTTTGCCGCAGTCAAGCGTGGATATATGTCACCTATATTATTAAATAACAGTACTACACATCGGCTGAGTTTTGATGATATTGTTAGTTATGTACAAGATTGTGATACCTCAAAATATACAGAGAGTGACTGCACCCGCTTGCTGAAAGCATGTCCGTTTTATAACCCTTAATACAATGAGTAGTAAAGAGAATTTTATTATGTTTAAATATACACCACAACCTAAAAATAGCCATGCCTTGTAAGTTCGATCCAAAACAAATAAAAGAACATGACATTTTTATTGAAACTGGTACATATACCGGTAAGACAATAGAAAAGTTTAAAGATAAATATAAAGAGTATCACACTATAGAAATCGTCGAGTCGTTTCATAACAAAACAAAAAAGTTGTTCGAGGGTAGTAATAATGTAAAATTTTATCTAGGTAACTCACCTGTTGTTCTGAAGTATATACTCACAAGCATTGATGAACCTGTAACATTTTGGTTAGATGCACACTATCAAGGAGGTCAACAGCCAGGAGACACCTTCGCACCTATTAAGAGTGAGCTTAATGTAATTAACCAGCATCATATTAAAGATCATATGATAATGATTGATGATGTTAGACTATTTAGTAATTACGGTACTACAGTCGAAGAAGTTAAAGGTCTTTTAAAGAAAATTAACCCTGAGTATAAGTTTAAGTTTTGTGAGGGTATGACACCTACGGATGTGTTAGTAGCATATACATAAACTAGTTGATTACTGCTCATATTAGGTTATAATCATAGTATGATAATTGATCAGCAAGTATATAATGGTGACCTCATTCACGAGAGGTTTGCGTATAAGTTTTTTAAGAAGAAGGTATCACCAGTTGGTAATATTGTAGCGTTTAGAGCTCCGATGTTTGTTAGTGATAATCTAATTGATCTAGAAGACCTACTTTCAAAAGACTATATCTACTCCGAAGATGCAATTAACTTCTGCTGGGAGATTCCTAACCTATGCCCGCTTGGCGCTGTAGCGTTTCAACGCTTGTTTAATACTGCTATTGGTAGTATTGTAGGGCAGGCTACAGGTAAAGGTATCTCTATGGAGGGTGATGACATTATGGTAGTAGATGAGTTTAGGGGTAACGATGATAAGATGAGAGATCAAGGTAAAGTTAGTGTATCTATTACCTATAGTAAAGATAACGTCGCGCTCGGGCATACCGGTATTAATATTAAAGCTGGCTCGAAAGCGCCTGGGTTTGCTTACTCGACACATATGACGGATGAAGTAGTAGAGCAGTTTATGGAAGCTGTAATAAATACGTTCAACGATGAGGTAGCAGATCAGTATATCGCTACTACAAAGATTATTGTATGAATTTCTTTCAAATTCAGAATAAACTCTTTTATTCAAAAAAGGATAACGCCGGTTATTTAGATCAGGAGGGTGAGTCTGCTTTCGTTCCCTTTCTATTGAACCGGTGGTTGTCTTTTTACAATAAAGACACACCTCAATTTGTTAATGAAACACTTAATAAATATACTGGTCTATTTGAGGATAAGCAGGAACTATATAGACTGTATTATAATCTTATACCTAGGTTGAGATATAAAAAAGTAACTTACATTAAGAAAGTAAAAAAGCAAAAAGAGGAAGATGATGATTTGCTCATTATTGCGAAAAATAATAAGCTATCGGTAAGAGAGCTTAAACAGTACGTTGATTTACAAAATATCTTAAATAAGTAAAATATATGCCAGTAGATATCGACAAGTTAAGTACAAAGAGAAGTCTAATAGACTTAACAAAACACAGTGAGGGAGATTTCGGGTTAGATGATTTTGAGCTATCTTTTATCTTTGATGATATCCTGCTAGTAGAGTATGTAGATGAGACGGAAACGGGTGATATACTTAGGAATGGTATTGTTGTACCAACAAATGCAGTTAATAAGGCATGGAGAAAGGCAAAGGTAATTCTAGCTGGTCCAAATGTAAAGTATGCAAAGCCAGACGACATTGTTATATTCCCAAATAACCTAGGAGTTACAGTAGCCAACATGGATATTGTTGGTAGAGGTAAGCTCAAGGGTGGTGTCTTTCTGAACGAGGATAGAGTGTTTGGTATATGTAAGCCGAAGAATGAGGGTTAGTAGGTCAGCACTTGATGGCATACTGATGAACAATGTATGTGAGGTTCGTTTTGTACGAAGGATTCCAAAATCTGGAGCTAACCCTACAAGACGTATATTATGTACAAAGTCACATAGCCTTCTCACGTCTACAAACGGAAGAGTAACACTTAATTACAGACAACCAACAAAACCACCCTTAATAAATGAAGCTAAGGAAAATGTTGTAACAGTTTGGGATATACTAATGCAGGATTATAGGAACATAAGTATGGAACAATGTGAACTAATACAACAAATACCAGCAAATGAAGAGTTCTGGGAATACTTTAATGAAAGTATCTATCCTATGTCGCCAGAACAAAAACTTAATTTTATGAATACATGAATTCCTGTTTAGAAGTAGTAGCGGAGAACTTTAAACCATATCTCCTAAAAGACATCACAATAAGAACTAATAAAAAGGTGATTAGACGTGGTGTATTAAAGATTTTTCAACTAAAGCAATACTTTATCAGGTTATATCTTGAGGTTGGAGATAAGACGAAGCAATACGAAATACCGTATCCATTTACTACACACGTTACAAATAATAGACTTACACTTAACTATCATCTCTCAACAGTTATGAAAGGTGAAGATGTAATTTTATCTACAAAGTTAGTAGATGCATCAAATAAGTCCAAGATGTATAATAATCTAGTTTACATCTTGACTTCTGAAGATGATGAGCCATAATTAATTTGTGGTATCAAACTTACTTAATAATTTCCCAGAGGGTTATAGTCCGAATAAGCAGCAAGTAAAGCTATTAAAGCACATCGACGAGGCGTTTAATAGTGGGTATAAGTTTGTTGTATGTAATGCGCCTACCGGTAGTGGTAAGTCGTTTGTATCAAAGACAGTTGGTAATGCAGCCGATGAAAGTACAGAGGATTTTAGAGAGTTAGTTACCTCTTACGCTGCATATAAGCAGCAAGATGATTATGAGGCAACATCACCGTTTGGTTGTACTGCACTTACTATCACGAAGAGCTTACAGGATCAATATAAAGACTTCTTCGATGACGTTGAGGTAATGAAAGGTAAGTCTAATTATACGTGTGCAATTGATGAGAACTTTACTGTAGATGTCGCACCCTGCTTACACTTACCAGGTCTGAAGAATGACTGCTGGTCAAAGGGTATATGCCCGTACTATGAACAGAGAAATAGAGCGCTGGTGTCACAGTTCAACGCACTCAACTATAACATGTTCTTCTCTTTACCAGAGCACTTAAAAAAGAGGCAGTTTATTATATGTGATGAGGCTTCTGAGCTTGAAGATCAGTTGGTTAAGGAGTTTACATGTAAAATTGATTACGCGTTTTTACGGAAGTGTGGTATTACTGTTCGTCCGTTTATATCGACTCAGTCACACGAGAGGTGG